ACGATGATCCGGATGCGGCCTGTGGTTTCTAGCTGGTGCCGGGCAGCATCAAGGTATTCGATCTGCGCCCAATTCGGCTTGAAGCGAACAACCTGAAGCTGTTTGTTTTCGAGGATGGAAAGTTCAGATACACGACGATGAAGGTCCATTAGCCAGACATGTCCGTCGGCAAATCCACGCCATGCAACAGAACGATCTTGGCATCACCCGAAGTCCCACCGCCCTGGCCCTGGCCCTGGCCCTGGCTCTCCCCCTGGCTACCTTCAGTGGATGGGCCTCCTGCTTGCTCCATCCCACTAATCCTCATCCGGTCGTTCTCGGCCAATTCGCTAACGATCCTTCGCATCTCGGACAGTTCGTCGGCCTTTTCTTCCTCGCCCAATACTTTGATAAGTGCGGGCAGGGTGGTCTTCATGACTGATGCTTTGGCTGCGGGCGTGCCACTTCTCAGCGTCTTCTCCACCTCATCGAGTGAGGTGTTGACGATGCGACTGATCCTCGCTCGGAGGGCTTGAAGGTCTAGCTGTCCGTCGTTTGCCATGGCGATTCAAACCTCGGGGGTGCAGGCTCATGGGTGGTGGTGAGCGGGGGTGTAGATGGAGGGGGTTCAGGTGTGCCGGTATCCTCATCCACCTCACCGTCATCCCCGCCGGAAGTATCCTGCCGAATGAACCTGATGTCGAACATGGTGCCGGGGTAGTCGGTGGTCAGGAGTGCGTGGAACTTCCACTCGGGCGGGGATTTGCCGACGGACATGTCTGGCTAATGGACCTTCATCGTCGTGTATCTGAACTTTCCATCCTCGAAAACAAACAGCTTCAGGTTGTTCGCTTCAGGCCGAATTGGGCGCAGATCGAATACCTTGATGCTGCCCGGCACCAGCTAGAAACCACAGGCCGCATCCGGATCATCGTCCTCAAAGCCCGGCAGCTAGGTATCTCCACGGTCACCGAGGCCATGCTGTTCGTTATGTGCTTCACCATCATGAACTACCGATCCATGGTGATCGCCCACGAAATCCCGGCGTCTCAGAACCTCCTGAAGATGACCCAGCGGTATTGGGACACTTACCCGTTCAAGAGGCTCTACAACACCCGCTACGCCGGAAAGAACCATCTGGAATGGGTGGAGACTGGTTCGTCCATGCACGTCGCCACGGCCGGCAACAAAGGCGTCGGCCGGTCGGCCACCATCCACGGCGTACACGCATCCGAGGTCGGGTTCTGGCCTGACCCGAAGGAAGCATTCGTCGGCCTACGCCAGACCATCCCCGAGGCACCCGGCACCATCATCGTCATGGAATCAACCGCTAACGGTTCCAACATGTTCAAGTCCGAATGGGAAGCCGCCGAACAGGGTGAGACAGAGTTCCTACCCCTGTTCTTCCCGTGGCACCGTCACCCCAACTACACGGCCTCGGCTATCGGCATCCCGCACTTCAACCTCGGCAAGCTGGACTCCGAAGAAAAGATCCTACAGCGGATCGGGATCTCCGATGACCGTTTGGCATGGCGGCGCTGGGCAATCCGCAACAAGACGCAGAACGACCTTCAGCTTTTCCACCAGGAGTACCCATCTACTCCGGCTGAAGCATTCATCGCCTCCGGCACCAACCTGTTCTCCGTCACCGATCTCAACAAGGTCTACAAGCCTGAACCGGGCAAGCGTGGACAGCTACTCGAAAACTCTGCCCGAGTCGAGTTCCATGAGCGTTCAGACGGCCCGCTCACCCTGTTCCGCAAGGTCCACCCCAACCCTGATCTTGGCACCTACATCGTGGCCGGCGACCCCACCAAGACCACGCAAGGCGACTTCGCCTGCATCCAGGTCATCAACCGCCGTTCACTGGAACAGGTAGCGGAATGGCGGGCACGCATCGACCCCGTGACCTTTGCCGACGAGATCTTCATGCTGGGCAAATACTTCAACCTGGCTCTGGCATCTACAGAGATTGAAGGCCCAGGCTATTCCACCATCGGGGCACTCCTAGCCAAGAACTATCCCCGCCTCTACCAGCGGTCCCGTGCCGACAGCATCGCCTCACCATCCACCTCATCAAACTACGGCTGGTCAACCACCCTTCAAACAAAGAACCTCATGCTGGGTTGGTTGCAACGGTTTATCGTGGACGGCAGTATCACCATTCACTCGTCCACCCTCTACAACGAAATGAAGGAGTATGTGAGGCTGCCGAGTGGGGAGTATGGTCCCAGCACGAAGGACGGGTTCGATGACTGTGTGATGGCATTCGCCCAGGCGATCATCGTGAACGTGATGGAACCGGTACTCATGGCACCAGAAGGCCCGATCGACGGTTCACTGGTCCTACCCAACACCCCCGGCTTCACTCCCCCTACTGGCCCGATCACTCTGCACAATCAGCCACACACCCACACGCCTGATTCCGATACTCCGGTATGGGAATCATGGCCTAACGAAAGGTGAGATTTAGATGAGGAAGATTCCAACCCTATTCGAACGGGACGATAGCCGTCGTTACGTCACCGAAATAGTGACGCCAGGTTGCGAATGGGTGCTTGACGGAGAGGGCATCGCCACCCGCAAGTACGACGGTACCTGTGTGATGTTCGATGGCGGTCGATGGTGGGTACGTCGTGAGGTGAAGCCTGGCAAGGCTGCCCCCGAAGGTTTTGATCCCATTTCGACCGATCCAATAACCGGCAAGACCATGGGATGGGAGCCGTCCGAGGCATCGGGTTTCTCCCGGCTCCTAGAGGAAGCCATCATGGATGAACCGCCTGCTGGTTGGCTGCCCGGCACCTATGAACTTTGCGGCCCCAAGATCAACCGTAACCCCGAAGGATTTGCCTCGCACGTTCTAGTACGCCACGATCATGCCGAAGTGATGGATGCACCTCGATCCTTCGTTGGATTGCGGGCGATGCTCACGGCTACGGACTGGCGACGTGAGGGAGTTGTTTGGCATCACCCTGACGGTCGTATGGTCAAGTTGAAGGCTAGAGATTTTCCCTCCACTCCAGAAAGGTAAGTCCGCTCATGCCTCAGTACGAATACCGCTGCACCGAATGCCAGTCCGAGACAACCATCACCACCACCGTCGCCAACTACGACGCAACCTTCGCCGGCAAACCCCTCGCCTGTGATGCGTGCATGGGTGGGGATCTTCGCCGCATCTACCGCCCCTTCCCCTTCACCCTCCCCATGGCCGATCACTTCAATGTCTCAGCCGGTCAGCATGTTTCCGGCGAACGGGAGTTGACTGAAGTCTTCAAGCGCAAGTCCGAAGAAGCCACCAACCGCCTCGGCGTCGAACACAACTTCAAGCCCATCGACCTGCGGGATCATGAAGCCCTTGGCGTGACGAGGGAAGGTCTTGAAGAAGACGTAGCCCGACGCCATGATGCAGGTCTGCCGTCCCTTCCAATCCCCAAGTGAGTAGGCCACTGTGGTAGCCACCATGCCCCGCCAGCCCATCCGCCTGCCCGCTGGTGGCCCGCCTCAGCCGGGTCCGATGCCCATGCCCCCAGCAGGCCCGATGCCCCCGCAGGCCGGCCCTGGCCCCGCCTCGATGCCGCCTGGTGGCCCTCCTGGCTCTCCCCCTGGTGCTGGTGGTCCTCCGGCTGGCCCGCCTCCCCCTGCTCCCCCGAGCTACCTGCCCGGCCCACCCCCAACCCAGCAGAACAACCCGACACCCCCCCCACATAACCGCCTTCCGAAGCTTGCGGCAAATGTGGAGATGGAGCTAGTCGGCAAGGTCCGCAGCCTCCTGATGCGTGCCCGTGATGAACGGCGCCCCATGTTGGCAAAGTGGGATGCCAACTACCGGGCTATTCACAAGGCGCAGTATCACGCATCCCGAGCCCCATACCTCCCCAACCCGTGGGTGAACGAGATCTTCGCCACCTTGGACACCCTTGTCGCATGGATGACGGATCAGGAACCCACCTTCGACGTGTCGCCGGCTGTCCAGCCGCTATCCCCCACGTATGCCTTTGCTGACTCTCTGGCTCAGGATTTGAAGACCGTGATGCGGGCATCGTGGCAGGTGGATCAGACCGCCGCTGAGGTGGAGAAGATCGTGTGGGACGGCCTCACCTACGGCATCGGGTTCTTCAAGACCGTGTGGGACATGAGCGCCTTCCGTGGGCACGGCAATGGTCGGATCACCCGATGCGACCCGTACTCGATTTACCCCGATCCACAGGCCACGTCCTTCGACAACATGAACTACATCATGGAGGCACGCAACGTTTCCATGCAGGAATTGGAACGGCGTTTCCCTGGGGCTATTGAACGGCTCAACACCGAGTCGTACCAGGAAGACATCGACAAGGCGAAGAACCGGCTGGACTTCCACAACACCGGCAACCAGGCGATGGCGAATCCCGGTGCCATGATCGGATCAAACTTCTCGGCCTATGGTCTTCCCGGTCAGGGCCGGCGAATCGAGGCCGTGGATGAGCCTGGGATCACGCTCATCGAAGCATGGCTCCGCACCCCGAAGACCGAAGGCAACCGCACCTACGATGGTTGGCGATGCGTCGTGGTGGCCGGCAATCGTGTGCTCATGGACAAGATGGGCGACGAATTGTGGTCGCACGGTCAGCACCCCTACGACCGCTACGTCCCGGTTGAAACCGGCGAGTTCTACGGCCATGCCCTGGTTGAAGACATGGTGCCGTTGCAGCGGTCCATCAACCGCATCCTGTCCCGCATCGAGCAGAACATCGACCTCATCGGTTCGCCGGTTCTGAAGGAAGATGCACGGTCCGGCCTTTCCCGTACCGCCATCACCGACAAGCCCGGTCAGCGCCTCCCCGTGCAGCAGGGCGGGATGATTGAGTGGATGAACCCGCCGCAGATGCATCCGCAGATGGGTATGGACATCATCCGCCTCTACATCACGGAGATGGAACGGATCTCTGGCCTCAGTGCCATTGTGCGTGGTGCATCCCCGACCGGACGTAACGCCCAGGGCGTGATTGATTCGGTGCAGGAAGCCGCCTTCGTGCGCATCCGGAAGTCGCTTCGTAGCCTCAGCCGGTGCATCGGTTCCGGTGGCGAGAAGATGGCGTCGAACATCGTGGAGTTCTATGACACGCCGAGGATGGTGAGCCTGGTTGGCCCATCCGGCGAGAAGACTTCCATCGCTTTGCGGTCCGATCACTTCTACCTCCCCAGCCCCGAGGGAACCATGCCGATGCGGTTCCAGTTGCTCATCGACGCTGGCGAGTCGTCTTCTCAGTCCCGTGGACAGCGGGTGGCTGAAGCCGATGCGTTGTATGCGATGGGAGCGATTGATGAAGAAGCCGTCTTGGAAGTCCACTCGTTCCCGAATTGGCAGGTGGTTTCTCAGCGGGTGAAGGAAGCCAAGGCCGAAGCTGGGACTCAGGGTGAACCGCCGACTCAACGTGCAGCCGCACGCCGATAATACCACGCCGATAAACAGGAGTAGCTATGTCTAATATGTGGAACGACTTTGAAGCCCCGATGCCTGATGGGTATTCGCCGCCCGAGGGTCGAGTCAATGCCCTCAATTCCCCCCAGGATCGGGACTGCATGAGCGAAGGTGAGGAAACCGGCCCTGAGGCCATGGACGACTAATCCTTCTAAACACCCCGCCTCCCCTGGCCGGTAAAGAACCCCTACCCATCAAACGGGTAGGGGTTCTTTGCGTCTATGCCCGGCCAACCATACCGTATCCTATTTCCCTGTCTCCGCTTGCATTCACCCCCCTACCTCCCTAACGTTCTCACCGACGTTCCATCCACCACCCGAGGTAGAACCACCATGCCTGAGAAGATCAAGTCCAACACCGGCAACGCCCCCATCAAGCAGGTGGGCCACACGGCCGGCACCCGCTACGGCACCAACCCCAATGCCCAGGGCAAGGGTTCCAACAACACCCGTGACCTGAAGGTCTGAGGTAACCACGATGGCTGGCACCAACCAGATGAACACGATGGGGGAGGGGATTCGGAAGTTCATGGACCTCATCGGGAAGATGAAGTTGACCCCCGATGCCGACCTTCCCCTTCTCATCGAGTTGGAAACCGCCATCATCGCCTCCAACAAGGCAGCCATGGAGCAGTCCGCAGCTTCGGGCGCTTCCGCAATGCAGCCGGGTGCAACGGTGCCTCCGGCTGGAATGGGTGGCATGGGAGGGCCGATGGGTGGGTCCATGCCTCCCGGTCCTCCCCCTTCCCCGTCAACGCTCATGGGTCAGGGTGGTCGTGGAATGACCACCTACCCGTCCATGCCCCAAGGTGCCGAGATGGCACGCATGCTCAACCGATAGGACATTCCGCTCATGTCTGTTACGCCCCCCGCTGAACCCCCTCGCTTCGTTCTGCCTGGTTCCGAACCGGCAGACGATCAGATCACCGATCCAGCCCTCGATCCAACCCTCGATCCGGCTGCCATCGACCCCGCAGTCCCGGTTGACCAGGATGCTGAAGGTGGCGCCGAAGATGGCGCCGGCCCGCTCCCGGTTGACCCCGATCATCTTCACGCTGAAGACACCCTTGAAGCCGCCATCGCCGCTGCCCTTGCTGCACCCGATGATGCGCCCACGGTTACCCCTGTTGCCGGAAACCCTGCGCCGGTCGAAGGGGTGGTTGCGGGGTCCGAGGCTTCTTCCTTGTCCTCGGACCCCGCAGGCCTCGATTCCCCTCCCGCTTCAACCGGCACCCCTCATCCGACCGATGATCTTCTCGATCTCGGCAACGGCCTGGTCGTCTCCAAGGCCGAAGCTACCGAGTTGCTCCTTTGGGCACAGTCTCTCACGCCCGAAGAACAGGCTGCCGTCGAAGCCGTCACCCAGCCTTCCGCCCCCTCGCCTTACCCGTCCGCAGCGAGCGGCAGCGGAACCCCTGCACCAGTTGGTCCCCCCGCTGGTGCAGGGTCTTTCTATCCGGCGCCAGGTCAGCCGGGCATGCCCATTCAGCCAGGCGCCAACCTTCCCCCCGTTCCCGTCCCTGCCCCTGCCTATACCCCTGCCCCTCAGCCTCTTGCTATCCGTGAGAAGCTTGGTGAATTGGCCGAGGTTGTTCCCGGCCTTGCTGAAATCCTCGAAGCCCAGCAGGCACAGGTTGAAGCCCAGCAGGCCGAGATCTACCGGTACCAGCAGGCACAGGCTTCCATGCAGGCCCAGCAGGCACAGGAGCAGATCGCCGCTGAACGGTCCCGTATTGCTGAAGGTGTGCGAACCGGCGATGCCGAGTTCATCGCATCGCACCCTGAACTTTCTCCCGAAGATGTCCACTACATTCGAACCTCTGCACTTGAATCTGGCCTCATGACGGTCCAGATGCCGAAGAACAACAACAACGCCGCAGAGGCATACAAGGCCACGCTTGAAACCATCATGTGGTCTGACCCGAAGTACCGGGATCTACTCGTCCAGCAGCAGGCAGTTGAAGTCGCACATCGTCAGCGGGAAGTCGCTGAACGTCGTGCGAATGCTTCCGCCCTGGCTGGAAATCCAGGCTCAGTTACCCGTGATCCTCAGTCCGCTCCTGAGCATCTGACCCCCGAAGGCCGACAGATGGGTATGCGTGAATACATCGCCGCTGCCATTTCTGGCGGGAATCCTTCGTAGGTCTATCTAAACCCCCACCTAGAAAGCAACAGGAGCAAACATGGCTGCCATTGGTACCGATACCGTCACCTCGATCGCTCGGCAGTTCGTCCTGCCCGAGATCCACGATCAGATCTACGCATCCAACCCGATCACCTTCCGGCTTCTCGCCGCCAAGAAGAAGATGATTCAGGGTGGAACGCAGATCGAGATCCCGCTGATGTACAAGCGGTTCGGCCACGGTGGTTCCTACCGTGGGTTCGATCTTCTGCCCATCGCCCCGGTGGACACGATCAAGAATGCCGTGTTCGATTGGAAGCAGTACGGCGTGACCGTGGCTGTGGATGGTCGGACCCTCATCCAGACCGATTCCCCCGACTCGATCGCCAACCTCATCACCACGCAGTTCGCTCAGGCCCGCATGGAGCTTGCGGAGCACCTTGGCGACGGCATCTGGTCGGATGGGTCCAACACGAAGGACATCACCGGCATGGAAGCGGCCGTCGATGACGGCACGATCGCTGCCACCTACGGCGGCATCCTCCGGTCGGCTAACACTTGGTGGAAGTCTCAGGTGGACTCGTCCACCACCATCCTCACCCTCGATGCCCTCAACGCCCTTCAGGGGTCGGCTATCAAGGGTGCCAAGTCCACCTCGCTCATCGTCTCTGGCCGGGACCAGTACAACCGGTACTGGAAGCTGGTGCAGGCGAACCAGGACTTCCAGGTCATGGCCGGTGGTCACGACGAGCAGCTTGCTTCGGCCGGCTTCACCAACATCCTTTTCAACAACATTCCCTGGGTTGTTGATTCGCATGTCCCGCTTGGCACGACCACCAACACCAAGATCTACATGCTGAACGAGGAATACATGTTCCTCGCCGTCTCGCCCCGTGCCGACTTCCGCCTTGAAGACTTCCAGACGCCTCCGAACCAGGATGCCATGGTTGCCAAGCTTCTGTGGGCCGGTGAGCTTGCGTTCACCAACGTTGCGACCCAGGCGGTCATGACCGCCATCGCCGCCTGATCCGTCCGTCAACAAACCCACTCGCTTCCTCGACAGGAGACATTCATGGCAAGTCCACTCATCACCAACCCGCTTGGTGCGTTCGGCACTACTTCGGTGGAAGAGAAGTTCGGGGGTGGCGTCCTCATCCCGTTTGAGGCCACCGCCGCCATCACCGCTAAGCAGGCCGTTACCATCACCACGGCCGGCAAGATCACCAAGGCCACGACCGGTGGCGCCGCTGCCGGTACCACCATCGGCATCTGCATGGACACCGTTGCTGCCGGCGAGATCGCCAACGTGTGCGTGCTCGGCCCGGTTTCCAACGTTCCGGCCGATGGTGCCATCGCCGCTGGTTCCCCGGTGATCGCCTCCACCACGACGGCTGGATCGGTCATCGCCAAGGCTGCCCCCACCACCGGCGAGGGTCTTGGCTTTGCCATTGCCGCCGCAGCCGATGGCGTCGTGACCATTTGGGTCAACCGTTCCATCGGTGGCATCACCTGATTTACCTTTCGCTGCCGCTCTCTGCCGTTTCTATCTAAGGAGTTCCCGTGTCTGATTCAGTCGTCCGTGTTGTCAATAAGGGTGATAGCGATTTCGAGGGTCAGTACGACCGCAATCGCTACCCCATCGCCGCTGGTTCCGAGTCGATCATCCCTTGGGATGCCGCCTGCCTGTGGCTCGGTGATCCCCGTCTTCGGGACATCGGCACCGACCGTGCTCGGCTGGAAGAGTACCGCCGCTTGACCTCCAAGTTCGGGGTCTACGACGAGCATGACCGGTTTGAAGGCGCTCGCCCCAAGTTGGAGATCTACCGTCTGAACGGTACCCGAGTGAAGATGCTGGCTGAAGACCCCTTCGGTACTCCGGTCGATGTCTTCGGGGACACTGATGGTGAGGTTGATCTTCAGACTCAGGTGTCTCAGCTTCAGGCCATGGTGAGTGAACTTCAGGAACGGTCTGGCGACGGATCGCTGCCTGATGTTTCTGATGTCGAGTCTGGTGAAGGGCCGGATGCCGATGATGACGGGAACGAGCTTCCCACCGACTCGGCCTCCACCTTCCCCCCCACTCCCCCGGCCAATGCCTCCCCCTCCGAGGGGTTCCAGTTCCCCGGTTCGTCCACCTAACTCGCCAGTTATCGACCCGCTCGACAAGCTCTCCCCGTGACCCTTTCACCTACTTGGCAGCTTCTTCGGACGCTGGTTGAGGATCTGATTGAGTTGCGTGGGGAGCTTGTTGAGTTAGTAACCGCAGAGAAGACCGAGCGCATTGAAGCCTATGCGGCTTCTAACGAGAAGACTGATGCCGGCAGAAAGCGTGACGCAGACTTTGCCTCCCTCACCTACTGGCGGGACCGGGTAAAGCTTGAAACCAAGATCCAGCAGAAGGAAGACTTGCACCAACTTCTCACGCTGGCAGTAACGCATGGTGTAGAAATAATCGAGTAGTCAAATCGGAGTCTGAATGTCCAGTCGTGAAGACCTACAACAACTCGATCTTGCGGACTTCACGAAGGGCATTTCCACCGAATACCACTCTCGGACAAACGAGATCCCCCAGGAGCAGGGCTACGCTCAGGCCGACGAAACCTTCGGGTGCTACGGCCTTCAGGGTGGTGGATTGGCCCCTCTCCCCCGTGCCCTGTCGGGTGCCTGGTCGCACTACGACCGGCCCTTCCTCCCCGAAGAAGGCGAGGTTGTTCCCGACCCCGACGACGATCCCGGTGGCCTTACTCCCGGCCCACTCAACCCGCCTGATCCGCCCCCCATCGTCCTCGATGGCAATTGGGAGTGGCCCACGGTCGCCAACGGGTACCCGCCCGGCTATGACCGGCGCATCGCCATCTTGGACGCCCGTGCCTTCTCCCCGGTCGTCTACTCCCCCCCCATGGATACTGAGGTGGACCACTCGGACCCGCCCGTAGACATCTACGTCGTGCGTCAGTGGTGGATGGTGAATGACTCGGACACGCTGGTCGATACCCGGTGGCGTTTCTCTGGCCGGTCGGTCTTCCGCAACTCCAATGGCCTCTACGGCTCCGAGTTCACCGATGTCATCGCCCGTGCATCTGATCCGACATGGAATCCGCATCCGTCTCGGTGGGGATGGGGGTGGGGTTCCATCACCGAAACCCGCACGCAGTCTCCTGGTCCCTCGATCTTCTCGACAGACAACATGATCCGAACGGGTATTCCCGTGATCGTGTGGGCGGCAGGAACGATCATCGACACTTCGCCCGGTACTGATTGCGGCGGTGTCTGGACCTACCCCGATGCTTCGGTGCTCGACACGGTGACTGATTCCATCAAAGCCCTTCCGTCCGTTTATGGTTCAAAGTTCGCTGGCATCGTGTTCGGCCATCAGGGCCGTCTGGCTGCCATTTCCCGTGAGGCCGGCGCTGCCACCTGGCGTCGGGCATCGTTCCACCCGAACACGGCTCAGCGTGGACCGAACGACATTCTCATCTACTGGCCGACCAACAACATCTATGTGCCTTCCGGTAGCCCGCTGGTGCCTTCTTTGTTCTCCCCGCCGAAGATTGATTGGGCGCTCGAATCTGCCGACACAATTCAGCAGCTTGCGTCCTACGGGATCAACCCAGGCAACGTCACGTCGAAGATCGTCGGTGTGTCCACCTTCGCTCCCGTAGAAGAAAACGTGTCGGGCTATGGCGCTTGGTCATCGGTGGACGCCAACTCACTCCTGCTAGTGAAGAATGCGGGTGGCGCCGTGATGCTGACCGGTGATCTCGATCGCCCTTCGGTGCAGCGTCTTCCTGGCGTTCCGAGTGTCGGTGGATTCGCCAACCGTGGCGCCAACACTGAAAAGGGTTATGTCTACGGCTCTACGTCCGGTGTCTGGATTTGGGCAGGCGGCAACACGGCGACCAACCTCGCCCCCCAGCTTCACCCCACGTTCTGGATTCCTGAAGACGAGACGGTCCAGCCTCCTGATTCTTCCCAGCCAGGGCGGCAGCTTGGTCAGTTGGTGGGCAGCTTTGGATACCGGTAGCCTTACCTCTATGCCCCGAATAACTGGATCATGGATCTGCGCTCCGGTGGATGGTGGCGCTACTGGCCCACCCCGACCCAAGACCCTGACAACGGCGTCCACTTCGCCTTCAACGAGGTGGATTCGCTCGGCAACCTGTGGGCATTCCCGGCATCGCACCTTGACGGTTCGGCGCTCGATCGCCCTGACGATGATGACGTAACCCTGATCCTTCAGGAGAATGACTACCTGCTTTACCGGCAGTTCGACTTGGAAACCCCGACCAACTTCTGGTCGTGGAAGTCTCAGCCTCTCTCCGTGACTCGTTCCCGTTACGTCGATTTCAAGTCGGTCACCATCGTTGCTTCAGGCATCGGCCGGATCGTCGTCACGCTCACGGGCATTGATGGCAAGTCCCAGGAAGTGCTATTCGACTTGGATTCTCCTAAGAAGTCGATGATGGTGCGTAATATGGGCATCCGTGGAACCGACGTTGAAGTGAAGATCACGGCCCGAGCAGCTTCCCCTGATGGTGAAGCCCCGACCTTGCATCGTGTCAGCCTCGGATTCGTGGAGACGCTTTCCATCCCGGCTTCAGGCTCATGACCAGCTTCCGCCGTCAAGAAAGCAACATCGGCCGAAGCGAGTACCAGCTTCGTATGCCGTTCCCTGGCAACGAAACACCAGAGGGGATACGGCAGAACTTCCGTGAACTGGAACGGTGGGGCAACAACCTGCCGCTCGCCCGCACCCCACGGTTCGTGCCGTACATGGTCACTTACCAAACTCCCCCCGCAGACTACGCCACAGTGAACGAAGTCATCCTTTCCGAATTGTGGCAGGCCAAGTACGGAACCGATGTCGTGCCTACCGGTACATGGATTGTCTATGCCCGTGTATTCCTAGCAGAATCGCTCCCAGCAGGTACGGTCGGGACACGTTCTATGATTCTTGCAGATGGCAGCGCATTCAATGCGATTGCCGGGTCGGACATTTCATACCTTGGGTACTTCCAAGGTGATAATGCAATCCGTGTAGTGAAAGACATCGACTTCATCACGCCGGATATCACCTACGAATGGACACTCCCCGACTTGGCGGAACCAGGGGCGTATATGACCCCATCCGCCAACACGATTGGGTTGCTTACGCTCGATGACGGAGATGGTGGCTTATTCGTCCGAGGGTCGATCGAGCGGACCTCCATCATTGATCCTGATGTCGGCCCCGACACGGTTTCCGAATACATGCTTTCAGGTTTGGTCGTCAGCGCCTATCGTCTCACCGATGGGTACACGATGCCGTTTACGGTTGAGGATATAACCCCCTCCTAAAGTTTCTCATCTAAAAGGACTAGCCCAATGTCAGTCACACTAAAGCAGGCACGAGTCGCTGTGCGGGAACTTCTGGATGAAGAAACCCCTGCAACCTTCAAAGACGCCCATCTTGACCGGTGGATCAATGAAGGCTGCATCGAGATCGCCCGTTCGGCCGAGGTGCTTGAAACCTCAGACACAATCGACGTGGTTGCTTCCACCCGTGAATACGATCTACCTGATGACATGATCCGTGCTCATCGTGTAGATTTCGAGGTTGATGGAGACGGCCGGCACGCAACCCTTGGCTATCGGGACTTCCACAATGCCAACGCCGTGCAATGGCATGGCGACTACGAAGGCATGCCCACTCTCTACACCATGTGGGGAAGGCCAGGCGCAGTCAAGCTGGTGCTCTACCCGTCGCCGGCCTACACGGGCACCCTCACCGTCCACTACTACAAGCTTCCCACTCCGCCAACGGATGATACCTCCACGCTCGATATTCCTGAAGGGTGGGAGAATGTCGTCTACCTGTACGCCGAATACCGGGCCTTGCGCCGGGACCGTGATCCACGGTGGCAGGAATCCAAGGCGCTGTTCGATGAGGCTCTTGGCGCCCTCTACGATATTTCTCGGCGCCACACCGATCAGGCCGGTGAGATCACCCCTGACTTCGGCTCGACCAACTCCTGGCTCTACGAAATGGATGGTGGCTACTGATGCCTTTCTTCCGCCCCTATCGTGGTAACAAGCGCCGGCGCACCGGCTTCTCGTCCATCGGCAACCGAGTCGGATCATCGTTCCGGCCTTCCACCTCTCCATCTGGCACTGGTAGTGCGGACATCGGTGGCTGGCAGACGGCCGCTAGCGTCGGCTTCGACTTCGCCGCCCCACAGTTCCAGCGGTTTGAGGAACAGGCTGCCTACGCCCAGGACCAGCATGGATGGCGTAACCAGGGATACGACATTCAGGAACAGGACTACCGGAACCAGTACGGGACCAGCAACCAGCAGATCGACTTGGACTATG